GGCGTCAATTCATCCTGACCCGTTCCCCGTGCGGATCGTTGGCCCGTGCGTCGTGCTTGATCCACCGGCGGAAACTTTCCATCATCAGCGCCCGATCGACATCGCCGAGCTTGCAGAAGTCCGCCACCCGCCTCAGAGCGTCCCGCGCCGCTTCGACCTGGCCAATTCGCCCGATTCGCCACTCGCCGCCTTTTTCAAGCTGTACAGGCGCATAAAGCCAGCCGTGGACATCAACCTTGGCCCCGGTGATCGACAGCATCGGCCACTCGGTTCTGGAAGCCCCAAGCATGGCGCAGACGATCATGTGGAGAGGGGTGTCCTCGCGGTTTCCCGTCACCGCCGGATGCGTGGCGACCAGGATATCGCGTTTCCACTGGATCATCGAGGCGAGGATTGCACGGTCGCGCGGGTCGGTCATTTCAGCACCATCCCCTTGCGATCGCGTAGAGCACCCATTCGTCGTAGCCGGTGCGCAGGCCGCCAAACGGCTCGATGTCGACGTAGTGTCGCTCAACCGCGATCGAGGCAAACAGCGCCCGGATATTGCGGATCACTGGCAGGCGCAGCGGCCACGGCGCCGACTTCGGCAATTCCCAACCGCAAGCCTTTCGCGTCGTTTCCCAGCGCACGTCGTCGAGCAAGCTCATCACATCCCCCTTGCTTCAAATCACAATCCATGCTTAATACGAAGCATGTTCGAGGTCAACGCCGAAATCTCCAAGCTGCACAATCGCTGCGATCTGTTGCAGGCCAGAGTGAAGGCGCTGGAGTCGATCCTGTTCGGCAAGCGCCCGGTCCCGACGCGATGGAAGCTGACGGCGGTCGAAGCCCGCATCTTCCAGCTCGTCATGAGCCGCGAGCGCGTGAGCCTGGACGCTCTTGAAGCCGCCTCGGTCACTCTCGACCCCGACAAGTTCAACAAGAAGCAGTTCGCCGTCCATCTCTGCCACCTGCGGGCCAAGCTCAAGGCGCTTGGCGTCCCGGTCGAGATCAAGACGCTGAGATACGACGGGATTTATGTTGATACTGCGACGCGCAGGGCGTGGCGAGAGGGCAAGATCGAAGCGGAAGCCTGATCACAAATTGTTACAGATCGCCAACGCGTCACAATCCGTCTTTGATAATTCAGAACTTTCCCATGACAAAATCCCAAATCTGTCACTATTTCTATCGCAGATTGCACAACCAATGTGGCAAGTGCAGTCAGGTTCCATAATATCTTGCCAATTCATCAATGATATCAACGCCAAATGTGCAGCTATTGACAGGCGTAAACGAATCAGTTCCAATCAAGTCTCGCGCGCGCGGCTAGACGAAGCTCGGCAATTCGTGAGCGAGCAGGCCGCGACCACAAAGCGCGCCAGCGAGCAGAGCCCAGCAGCCCCTCGCCAAGCCCAGCATCCACAGACAAGCCTCGCGAGTCCAAGACGTGTCCGCGGATATCCGCTGAGATATGCGTCCCGGGCAATATGTGACAACGCCACACACGCGCGAGCTGATTATGTGTGTCTCATCCATACGCGAGCCTGAGCAGACAGATAGCAGCGTTAGGCGCATGCTCTGCAACACACGCGTAATTCTACAGCGTTGCTAGACTAATGGTGCGAACAGGTCATTCGCATAATCGCCATTATGGAACATGAGCGATCGCTAATGAAAGTTATTGTGTAGCGATAACAATGCATTGCCTAGGTGTTTAGAGATTTCCAATCTGGCCAGATCAGCGAGGCGAAAAAGACCGGGGTGGGGCCGGGCGACCCCGCCGATCGCTCCGCCCGCAGCCGGGTTACCTGAACTGACTTTTTCGCGGCTTCTCTAGGGAAACCCTATGACAGCTTGCCAATGTGGAATATGTTTCACGTGAAACAGGGCGATCTTGACGATTTTGGTTCACTTAAGTAAACCGATGGCATGGTCGAACGGGTTTATCAGCCTCGGTTTGTTTTCCCGGTCCTGGACGAAGACGACCTGTCGCCGGAGATGCGGCTGCTGACGGGGATGCAGCGCAAGTTCGTCCTGGCAATTTTGGAGACTGGCGGGCTGGATTACGCCGCTGCGGCGAGGCTGGCGGGCTACACGGACGAGAACGCCAAGACGCTGGGCTATCGGCTGATCAGGAACGCCAAGGTTCTGGCGGCTCTGCGCGTCGAGGCTTTGAAGCGGATGGCCGCTCGGGGGGCGGACCTCGCCGACGATCTAGTGACGATTGCTTCTGACCCCGAGGAGAAGACCGCCGACCGGCTCAAGGCGATCAAGATGGTCATGGACCGCACGGGGATGCAGGCGGTGAGCGAGCACCGGGTGGTGGTGGACGACAAGCGGCAGAGCCGGGAGGAGCTGCTGAAGGAGTTGTTCGGGCTGGCCAGAGAGGCGGAAGTGTCGATCGCCTCGCTTGCCGGGCAGGGGAAGGTGATCGAGGGGACGGCGACGGAGGAGAAGTCGGATTGACCGACGACTACACGGAGGCTGAACTCGCCAATCTTCTGTCAGGGCTGAGCGACGACGAGTTGCGGGTCAAGCTCGATATCCTGCGGAAATTGCAGGAGCACAAGAAATACAACCGGCTGGAGTATTTCAAGCCTTACCCAAAGCAGGCGATTCACTTTGCGCTTGGGAAAACCAAAAGGGAGAGGCTGCTGACCTCGGGAAATCAGTACGGAAAAACAGAATGTGGAGCCGCCGAGGCGGCCTATCATTTGACTGGGCTTTACCCAAAGGACTGGCAGGGGCGGATTTGGACAAGGCCGACCCGCGGCTGGGCCTGCGGCGAAACGTCGCTGGCGACCCGTGACACTATCCAACGCAAGCTGATGGGCGAACCGGGCGTGACGGCCGAGTTCGGGGCCGGGCTGATCCCCAAGCATTTGATCCTGGATACTTCGCTGGCGAGGGGCGTGACGGACGCCTTCGACACCGTGCAGGTCAAACACGTCTCGGGCGGAATTTCGATCGTCAAGTTCAAATCCTATGAGCAGGGCCGGTCGAAATTCCAGGGCGAGACGATCGATTGGGTGTGGGACGACGAGGAGCCGCCGATCGAGGTCTACACCGAACAGCTCGCCCGCATCACCGCGACTGCCGGGATGATCGTCGTCACCTTTACCTCCTTGCTGGGCGACACCCAGGTCACGGATCGTTTCACCAAGGAGGACCATCCCGAACGGGCGATGACCGTCATGGGGTTGAGAGACGCCCTGCACATCTCCCCGGAGCAGTACGACACCATCATCGGCCAGTACCCGGTTCATGAGCGCGTCGCCCGCATCGAGGGCGGGATCATGCGCGGCGAAGGTCGGGTGTTCTCGATCGGCCAGGAAGTGATTTCCGAACCGCCGATCGCCAGCGTTCCCGAGCATTGGGCGAAGCTGTTCGGCATCGACTTCGGTATCGGCCACCCCTTCGCCTGGGCGCTGATCCTGTGGGACCGCGACGCCGACGTGATCCATCTGCACAAGTGCGGGAAGATGAGGGACGCCCTGCCCCTGCAACAGGCCACTCCCATGAAAGCGATCGGGGCTAACGTCATGGTGGCGTGGCCGAAAGACGGCACGGCTCGAGACAAAGGTTCGGGCGAGCCTCTGGCCAGCATCTATAAGAAGACCACGGAGCTTCGGATGTTGCCGACCCACGCCACTTTCGAGGACGGCTCTGTCTCGACCGAGGCCGGCGTGATGGAAATGTGGGAGCGGATGACCACCGGACGGTTCAAGGTCTCGTCCGAACTTAGTGAGTTTTGGGAGGAATTCAGGGCCTATCACAGAAAGGGCGGTCAGATCGTCAAGGTCAATGATGACATTTTATCGGCCGTGCGAACCGCAATAATGGCGAAGCGATTCGCCAAGCCGGGGCTTCTGGGCAATAAGCGCAATCTCAGCGCGCCCAACAATGGCTTGGCCATAGGGCTGGATTTCGATGTATTCGCATGATACTTATGTCCCTTAGACGGGCGGGGATGACATGAACTCGCTGAAAAACATCGGGCTCAGCGCAGCCGGCGATCTCGGCCTGGGGCAGGCCCTCATGGATCAGGTCGATGAGGCTGAGGAGGAGCGCAAGAAGAAGCTCCTCCAGCAGGCCAATCAATCGCAGAGGCCGGGACAGTTCGGCGATGCCTCGATGAGCCTCGCCGCGATGCAATTGTTCGGCGGATTCGGAGGGACGCAGAAATAATGAACCTCTACAAAACCCTGCCCATCGAAGGCGCTTTCAAGGAAGCCCTGTTTGAACTCGGTGCGACCGATCGAAGGACGAACGCCGTCACCACCACCGAGCTTGCGGCGTTCCTTGTCTCAAAAGGCTTTCCCAAGAAGGGCGGCCGGACCTACCAGGGCGACGAGCATATCCGCGAAGTGGCGATCGATCTCGCCTCGATGGCCAGGATCAGGCCGCACAAGGGCTGGCATCATTTCGTCGGCGGGCACGCCTCGGACCCTTGGAACAATTGGGAATGGTGCGTCGCTCCTGACGCGCTGAGGGAGCGCGAGGTCGAGCCCGCCCCCGACAAGACCAAGCCTGTCCCGCCGCCTCCCCCACCGAAAACCATCCCTGAGATGGATCGGCAGGAACTGATCGACTACATCGAAAAGCACGGGGGAGTCGGCAAGACCTTCCCGCCGACCAAGACCGACCGCCTGCGCGAGATCGCCCGCGACTTGGAGCTGACCAGGGGCAAACCCTCGGCGCCCGAGCCCGTCGTTGCTGCACTGCAACAAGAGCCTGCGCCGGAAGCCGAGCCCGTCCCGGTCATCCGCAGCGCCGCCGAGATTCTCGCCTCCCTTCCCAAAGTCCACATGAGCTGACATCTTGGACGCCGTAGCATCAGACAAGACGGCCAGCGTGCGATTGCAGACGGCGCGCGAGGAGGAGATCGTCGCCGAGAGCCTGCGCGACTTTCAGGCGAAGCAACTTGATCGCGCCACTTTTGGCTCGCAGTGGGAAGAAATCTCCGAACTGATTGACCCAATTTCCAGAAACACGTTCTTCTACGGCAATTACAACTGGCCCGGCCAGAAGAAGACCGATCGCCAGGTTGACGCGACCGGCATGATGGCGCTTTACCGCTTCGCCGCGATCTGCAATTCGTTGATAACGCCTAGAAATATGATCTGGCATGGGCTGGAGGCCGACAACGATTATGTGATGAAGCAGCGCGGGGTGAGGCTTTATTTCGAGCAGACGAACCGCGTCCTGTTCTCCCGTCGCTACAAGGCGTCGGCCAATTTCTCCGGCCAGAATCACAGCAATTTCCGTAACTTAGGGGCCTATGGCACCTGTGGGATGTTCATCGATCAGTTGGACCCTGCTTATGGCCCAGGAATAAGATACAGGGCCGTCAATCTGGGCGAACTGTTCATTGGCCAGAACCACCAGGGGCTGGCGGACAGTTTCTGTCGCTGGTTCAAACTGAACGCCCGTCAATGCGCGCAGCGCTGGGGTGAGGAAAATTTGCCCCCGCAGTTGTGCTCGGCCTATGAATCCAACAGCGAAATCCTCTACGATTTCCTCCACCGGGTCTGCCCCCGGACCGATTACGACCCGGAGAGGTTCGACTACAAGGGCATGCCCTTCGCCTCATATTACATCTGCCTGGCCAGCCGAAGCCTGATGAGCGAGGGCGGCTACAGAACCCTGCCGATCGCCATCTCGCGTTATGATCAGGCGCCGCAGGAAACCTACGGTCGCGGCCCGGCCGGCATGGTCCTGCCGGCGCTGAAAACCTTGAACGCCGAAAAGCGCATGTTCTTGAAGCAGGGCCACAGGGCGGCCGACCCGGTATTGCTCGCCGCCGACGACGGGATCATGAGCTTCGACATGCGCCCTGGGGCTCTCAATAAGGGCGGCGTCAACGCGGACGGGAAGCTCCTGGTCAATGTCCTGCCGACCGGAAACATTCAGGTTTCCAAGGAGATGATGCAGGAAGAAAGAACCCTCATCAATGACGCTTTCCTCGTCACCCTGTTCCAAATCCTGACCGAAACCCCGACGATGACCGCGACCGAGGTCATTGAGCGGACGGCGGAAAAAGGCATCCTCATCGCCCCGTCGATGACCCGTCAGCAGGACGAATATTGCGCTCCGCTGGTCGATCGGGAGCTGGACGTGCTAGGCGCCCAGCGGCTTCTGCCGCCCATGCCGCCAGTGCTGCGCGAGGCTAAGGGCGAGTATAGAGTGAGCTTCACCAATCCTCTGGCTAGGGCTCAGAAAGCCCAGGAAGCCGCGGGCTTCATGCGAACCGTCGAGACGGTCAAGGAACTCGTTCAAATCACGCAAGACCCAAGCCTCCTCGACCCGTTCAACTTCGATGTCGCCGTTCCCGCCATTGCCGAGATTCAGGCCGTGCCGCCGAGCTGGATGAGTTCCGACGAGGAAATCGCTGGCAAGCGCAAGAACCGCCAGCAGGCGATGCAGAGGAAAGAACAGCTCGCCGCGCTGCCTAACCAGGCCGCCATGCTCAAGGCGACTGCGGTTGCTCAGAAGGCGGGGATGCAAGTCCAGCAACCCGGCGCGATGCCGCAGCAGGGTCAGCCTCAGCAAATGGGGATGTGATTCGTGGCGATCGAAACCAAGGCTTCCCCGGCGATCGAGGCGCGGAACTTTCTCGAACAGCGACAGCGGGCATATAAACTCTGCTTCGGCTCGCCTGCGGGGAAGGAAGTTCTGGCCGATCTGATGAAATTCTGCCGGGCCAATGAATCGACCTTCGACGATGATCCTCGCCGAAGCGATATTCTGATCGGCCGGCGCGAGGTCTGGCTCAGGATCACCGAACATTTTGGCATCGAACTCGACGATCTGCTCGGCCGCTACAAGGCGGTCCTGGTTGTGAAGCCTTCGGAGGAAGATAATGACTGACGCCACGACCGCTGCGGCCGCAGCGACTGCGACAACCGCAACCACGGCCGCCGCCACGACCACAACTGCCACGACGGCCGCCCAGCCTTGGTATCAGGGCATCGCCGACGTGCCGCCTGAATTCGTCGGCCGCTGGCAGACGATGGGCCTCGACAAGAAGTCGGCCGCCGAGGCCGCCGTCGCGGTGACAAAGAGCTATCTGGAAGCGCAGAAGTTCATTGGCGTTCCTGAAAACCAGCTTCTGAGAATGCCGAAGGACGCGGCCGACGAACAGGGCTGGCAGGCGCTGAGAACCCGTCTCGGGGTTCCGACCGATCCGACGCAATATGACCAGGGGATCAAAGGCGTCAAATTCACTGACGGAACCGAACTTGATCAGGGCTTCGTCGAATTTTCGCGCTCTCTCGCCGCCAAATTGCATCTGCCGGCCAACGACGCGGCCGAACTGACCAAAGGCATCGTCACCCATCTCGAAAAGGTCGAGGCGGCCGAGAACGCCGAAAAGGCTGCGGCCTTGGCCGAATCGAAGAAGGCGTTGGATAAGAGTTGGGGCGCCAATGCTGCGGCCAATCGCCTGATCGCCCAGAACGCCGCCCAGCGGCTTGGGATCGATCCCTCCGCCGTCAGCGCGCTCGAAGGCGTCGTGGGTTACGACAAGGTGATGAATATGTTCCTCAACCTCGGCCAGCGGATGGGCGAGGATAAGTTCATTTCCGGCGGCGGGACGGGCGTTCTGCCCGGTGGGGCCTTGAGTAAAGAACAAGCCCAGGCCCAACTCGCCGAACTGAAACAGGACAAGGCTTTCGTGGCGAAGTATCTCGACGGCGACCGCGAGGCCCGCCGCCAGATGGACGCCTTGCACCAACTGATCGCGGCCTGACATGCCCTCGACTTCGCAGGCGCAGCACGCCTTCATGGCGATGTCCCGGTCCGCCAAGGGCCGGGCTCAGCTTCGCGCGCATGGCAAAAAGCCCGCGCCGGCGAACGTCGCCAATGATTATCTGAAAGCAGATAAGGGCCATAAGATCGGCAAACTCGCCAAGCACGCCAGCAAGAGTTGACTTTTCCGTTTTCTGATGTAGTTTCATCCCGTCGTAGCCCCGTAAGGACAAGCTACGCGCCGAGACGCTCAAGACTTCGGACGGGCTTCGGCCCGCCCCATTTCAGGCCCCGTTAAGGACAAGCCTTTAAGATATCCAGGCCCCGCAAGGACAAGCCTCTCTGACGACGATCCGGCCCCGCTTAGCGCGACAAGGCCAAGAGAGATTTGGTTCTTGGAGGCCGCTATGGCTGGTTCTTTCGATAATGGCCTGATCCCGCTTTATACGACCCAATTCAGCACGAACCTCGAATTGCTGCTCCAGCAGCGCGGTTCGATGCTTCGCGGCCGGCTGCGCGAAGGCTTCCACGTCGGCAAGATGGCTTCGCCCATCAACCAGGTCGGCTCCGTCACGATGCGCCAGCCGCGCGGGCGATTCGCGCCCCTGGAGCGTCAGGACGCCGAATATGTCCGCCGGTGGGTTTTCCCACAGGAAGGCGACATCACCCAACTCGTCGACACCTTCGACGAACTCCAGACCATCGTCGATCCCAAGTCGCCGTTGACCGAGGCCGCAGCCCTTGCGACCGGCCGCGCCTGGGACGACTGCATCATCGCCAACGCCACGGGAACGGCCCAGCTCGGCCAGGACGCCTCGGGGCTGACCTCGGAAAGCTTCTCGACCACGAACTTCCAGATTTCGGCGACCTTCGGCTCGTCGGCCGCCTCCGGCCTGACAGTGGCGAAGTTCATCGAAGCCAAGCGCATCCTGCGCCACTATCACAATGAACTGGAGTCCGATCAGCCGACGATGGTCATCGGCTCCCAGCAGGAATCGGACCTTCTGAACCAGGTCGAAGTGGTTTCGACCGAATTCGCCGACGCGCCGAAGCTGGTCGACGGCCGGGTCAAACGCTTCCTCGGCTTCGACATCGTGGTGATGGAGCGCCTGCCGCAGACCACGATCAACACCACCCGCGGCGTGCTGTGCTTCGTCAAGTCTGGCCTCTACCTCGGCATGTGGAAAGACCTGACCAACAACATCGATCCGCGCGTCGACCTGACCGGCCGGCCCTGGCAGATTTACACGACCGCGATGTTCGGCGCGACCCGCTTGCAGCCCGGCAAGGTGTTGCAGATTCTCTGCGCCGACACCTCGGGCTCGGACATTACGCCGTAAGGAGCGTCGCCAATGACCATTGAGAACCTGACCTCCGGCTTCAACACGACGCTCGACACCCAGCCGATCCAGACGCTGTCGTCTGGCGAGGGCGGCCCCGGGCGGCTGTTCCAGGTCGACGATTATATCGCCGCCACCGCTTCGGGCATGACCCAGACCGGCTCGACCTACCGACTCTGCCGCTTTCCGACCGCCGCCAAGATCAAGTCGGTCAAGATCGACCTTGGCGTGCTCGATACGGGCGGCGCCGGAGCGGTGTTCGACATCAACGTCGCCTTCTCCGACTCGCTGTTCGACGGTACGGGACAGGCTTACACCGCCAACAACGGCCTGACCGCGACGACCTCGACTTGCATCCCGACTACGGCAAAGACCGGCGCCGTGACTTCCATCACGTCCTATTCCAGCCCGAACAAACTGTTCGGCACGCTGACAGTCGGCAACAACGCGGCGAAATTGAACAATGAAGTGTTGTTCAACGGCTCTCTCGCCGGCTGGTGGCCGTCGGGCCGTAATCTCCCGCTGTGGGAATTCTTCGGCTTCACCAATACGCAGGGCTACCCGGCCGATCCCGGCGGCTTCTTCGATCTCTTGCTCTATCTCTCGACCCAGGCGACGACCCCGGCGGCGGCCTATATCGCGGCCAGCGTGGTCTATGTGATCTGAGGGCGCCGACATGGCCGCGGTCAACTACTACCTGGGCGCAAAGCGCGGATCGAACATCAATCCGTTCGGCGTCACCGCGGGGGCATCGACCGCCGGCACTGCGGTCGATGTCGAATTGCGCATCCAGATCAACAACGGCAGTGCGGCGACCGGGATCACCCGCAAGGATGTCAACCTGCTGATCGAGAAACTTCGGGCCTACATCAACTCTGGCGGGGCGGTAGGCATCGCTGGAACTGACCTGCCGCCGCTGTAAAGGAGCAATACCGATGTCCGACGCTTCCTCGTCCTCGACCAACAACTACGGCCTGATCCAGAACCCGGCGCTTCTCAACTCGCCGGACGGCCAGGACGGCCAGATGAACCTCGGCAAGCAGAACGAGCAGCTTGTCGCCGAGATTCATGGCCCGCAATACGCCGCCGCGCTGCGCGGCAATCTGTTTACCGCCAACCGCACCGCAGTGACCACCCCGGTCATCGCGTCGGGCCTCGTCTCGGTGTTCTCGCTCTACAACCCGCCGAACTCGGGCAAGGTGCTTGAACTCATCGACATGGATGTCGGCCTGCTGTCGGCGACCACCGTCATCGACGTGCTCGGCCTTTACTGGCAGGGCGCCCCGGTTTCCGGTCAGGCGACTTTCACCACGCCGGGCGTGTTCGGCACCAACGTGTTCGGCGGCGCGCCGGGCAAGGGCGGCCCCTCGGGCATCTTCTATTCCGCCCTGACCCATCTCTCCGGCACGACCCCGGTGCGCATCGAGATCATCAACTCGTGGAACACCACGTCGGTCGCCAACGGCATTCCGGTCCACTACGAGTTCAAGGGCAAGCGCGTTCTGTTCCCCGGCGATCTCATCTCGGCGGCGATGTCGACCGGCGCGTGGACCTCCTCGGTTATGGACCTCGGGATTTCCTGGGCCGAATGGCCGTTCCCGAACTGAGGCTGAAAAGGGCAAACCCGCCGGACCGAGGTCCGGCGGTTCTCTCTTGGAGATAGGCGATGGCGCTCTATTGGATCAGCATGACCAACGGCGTTCCGCCTTACGGGCCGGCTTCGATATCCCAGGTGGCGGAGGCTGGTTCCGATCCAACGACGACGATTGCGGTCAAGATCAGCACGACCGCCACACCCGGCCTCTCCCGGCAAGACGCCATCGCTATGCTCCAGGCGATCGAAAACTATATCCGCACGGATGGGACTTTGGCCTCGCCTGTGCTCGTTCTGCAAACTCCGTAGGCTCCTGATGTCGGTCCTCTACATCGCCGAATACGCCGAGATCGTGGTGGCCCCGGCCAACCAGCGCGGGCAGATGGTGATGGAGCCGCCGATCGCCGAGCAGACGATTTCCATCTCCGGTTCATCGGCCGCCTGCACCAATCCGTTCAACTCGGCGACGCGGTTCGTCCGCATCCATACCGACGCGATTTGCTCGATCGCCTTTGGCGCGGCTCCGACCGCCACGACCGGCAACAAGCGCCTGGCGGCCAACCAGACTGAATATTTTGGCATTCCCAAGGGCCAATCGTATAAAGTGGCGGCGATCACGAACACCTAAAGGACGCCATCATGGCCTTTCTTCCGCCCGCCGCGACCAACGAAACCTTCGCGCTGCTGCAGGTGCTGGCCGATCCGGTCAAGCACCGCGCCCTGCTGACCGATCTCAAGGCGCAGGCCGACGCGGCCAACGAAGCCCTGACCGGCGCGCAGGCGGCGCAGCGCGCGGCCGATGAGGCAAAGGCCGAAATCGCCGCCGGGCGCGCGGCGCTCGAGCGCGATCTTGCCGACTATCAGGCCAAGATTGCGGTTCTGGCCGCCGACCAGCGCGATTTCGTCGCCAGGATGGAAACACAGCGGCGCGAGGCGGTGGCTGCGGCCTCGGCGTTGGAGGAGGCCCATCAGGCCCACGCTCGGCGCACCGAGGCGCTCGACGGGCGCGAAAAGGCGATTGCCGAGCGTGAGGCGGCGCTGAACGAACGCGAGCGCAAGATCGCCGAACGTGAGAAGGCGACCGCGGCGATTCTCGCCGACCTCGGTCCGCTGGCGCAGAAATTCGGCGCCAAATCCTTTACCTTGCAGGCTGAAACCGGCAAACTCGGGGCCAGCTTCTAGTGGCAAGTTTTAACAAGTTCAATCTGTTCACGCAGGATGTCTGCCAGGGCGTCCACAATTTCAAGTCCGGCGGCGCAACGTATAAGGTGATGCTCACCAATACGGCGCCAGTCGCGACGAATCACTTATACGGCGATATTTCTGGCAACGAGGTCGCCAACGGTGGAGGTTACACGACCGGCGGCGCTTCGTCTGCGATGTCGGACTCGTCTGCTTCCGGGATTGAAAAGGTGCTGGCGACCAATGTTACCTGGACCGGCTCGGGCGGCGGCATGGGGCCCTTCCGCTACGCGGTGATCTATCTGTCGAGCGACAGCAACAAGGAATTGGTGTGCTGGTTCGATTACGGTTCGTCGATCTCGCTCAATTCCGGCGACACGTTCACCGTTTCGTTCGACGGGGCGAACGGTCTTTTCCAGATGACATGAGGGCGAGATGGCCACTAATTTCCTTTGGGCCCCCGGTACAAGCAACAATGGCCTGATCGCTTCGGTCCTGTCGCTGATGACGACGGAAATCGAGAGTCTGACCTCGACGAGCGTCATCGTCAGTTCAGTCAACGGATCGAGCGGCCTATTCACTAATTCCAACACCGGACAGGCGATCTGGGGAGAGATTTTCTACTACCCGGGCAACGCCGGCCTGACCACGGGTTCGGGGTCCCCTAACCTCTCCGGATGGTTTCTGACCACGCCGGACGGTACGGCCTTCGAGTCCAGTTCCGCCGTACCGGCCCGGAATCCTAACTTCATCATTCAGTTGCCGGCCTCGACAGCGATCGGCGGAGCGAACAATACGGTCTACCCAGCCTCCGGCCTCATCCGTCTGCCGGCGCTCAAGTTCTACGTGCTGGTCCAGAACAACGCCGGGGCGACGCTGGGCGCCGGTGGCACGACCGCTCCATACATCAAACTGGCTCCTGTCGGCGTTATCGCGCAGTAAAGGGGCGCGGCGATGCAGCTCGCAATCCGCGATCCTCTCGTCTTCCCGGCGGGGCGCGCGCCGGGGTTCGATCCGACGCATCCACTCGCCGCCGGCGCGCTGTTCTCCGCCATACCGGCCGGGAACGATTTCGTCAGCTTGACGAACGGCAAGGCGGGCACGATCGCCGGCGCGCCGGTTGCCTCGATCAATGGCTTCATCGGCCCGGCGGTATCCTTCACGGCTAGTTCGCAGAAAGTCTCGTTTTCCGGCCAGCCGACCACCAATTTTTCTTCATTCACCATTGCGGGATTCTTTGTCTCCAATTCGCCCGGTTCCGGCTATCAGACGATTTTTCAAAATTCGACTACGCACACGGGCTATTGCGTTCAGTTTAATAGCGGCTCTGCGGCGCTAGCCTTTACAGTCCAAAACAAAAACACGTATAGCGGGCCGACCTTGTCGGCGAATATCCCGTATTTCTTCATCGTCAGCGCGCAGCTTGGCGGCAGCGTCAATTTCGTCGTCGTCAATCTCAACACCGGGGCGGTGCTGACGAAAACGGTATCCGGCGTCAGCTCGACGGCTGTAGCGCCAAACGGCACGTACTACGTCGGAACGGACTGGGCGGCGGACTATTTGAACGGTCTGGCCGGCCCCGTCATGTGCTCAAACGCGTTCTTCAGCCCTTCCCAATTGCTCGCGATCGTCGCTGACCCCTGGCCCTTCTGGTATCCGCAGGACTTTCTTGAGGCGCTGCTGGTCGGATCGACAAGCGCGGCCTATTCTCTGGCCGCCGCGCAGGGTTCTTACGCTTTGACCGGCGAAGCGCAGGCCTTGAACGCGGCGCGCTCGCTGCTGGCGGCGCAGGGCGCCTACGCGCTGACGGGACAGGTTCAGGCCCTGAACGCCGCAAGGACCATGTTCGCACTCGAGGGCGTTTACGCTTTGACGGGCGAGAGCGTGACGCTGGTTTACAACGCCGCGACCGGCGGCCTTATCCCGCATCATCTGCCGTTCTTGGCGACGCCGGGGCGCATGACGGCGCGTTGACCCCCAAAGCCGCGCAGGATATTGTGGTTCATGGGGAGTCCCGAAGATGTTTCAGAACCCGGTCGACATCTGCAATCGCGGGATGCAGCATATCGGCGCTCCCCAGATCGGCTCGCTTGGCTTTTCAGAAGACAGCGTTCCGGCCAAGGAATGCAGTTTCGTCTACGGCAAGGTCAAACGGGCCGAGCTGAGGCGCAATGTCTGGCGATTCGCCACCCGCCTAGCGGTTCTCCGCCCCTTCACCACCACGACGATGCAGATCAACGCCCCGTTGTGGTCGAGCGTGACGACCTATTTCATCGGTTCGCTGGTCACGGATTCGGCTGGGATGACCTGGATTTCGCTGATCCCGGATAATCTCAATCTGGCGCCAGGCTCGTCCAACGCCTGGGACTGCTATTTCGGCCCGATGGTCTGTGATGCCTACGACCCCAACACCGAATATTATGCGGGCGATGTCGTCTACGTCGCAGCAGGCGATGGGACTTACGCCGTCTACATTTCCCAGATGCAATCGAACGGCGTGAGCCCAACGACGCCTGCGGTATGGCTTGCGACCAATACCTATTTCAAGGATCAGGTGGTCATCGTTTTCCCCACCTGGGCTTCGGGAACGACCTACGCTGCGGGCAACACGGTTCAGGATTCAAACGGCAATCTCTGGACCTCCTACGTGAACGGCAACGTCGGCCACGCGCCAGCCTTGGGATCGAGCTATTGGGCGGCCTATCCCGCTCCGGCTCAGTACCCGCTCGGCAGTTCTCAGTATTCCAATCAGTACGCCAATGCGCCGACCGGTGGCGGGGCTCCGTTGGTATTCAACTCTCAGCAGACGACCTCGGGGATTGCCGAATGGAGCCCGACGACGACTTACTCGGCCGGGATGTTGGCCGATTACAAACAAATCCAATACGTTGCGATCGGCTCGGCGGCAAACCTCAATCAGAATCCCGCGACGGCGGCGGCCTATTGGGCGGCGATCAGCAACGGCACGGTCTATCAGTCCCTGGTCGATTTGAACACCAATCAACCTCCCGTTTCGTCTGCGAGCGCGTGGACGACGACCTTGACCCAGAGCGCGCAGAACGGGCCGGGCTGGCTCCAGGTTCCCAATGTCGCCTTGCAGAGCCCATTCCTGGTCTATCCCTTGGGTTCTGGCCCGGTCGAGCAGAGCGCGACGAGAAACGTTTTCCAGCTTCCGGCGGGCTTTCTGAGGGAAGCCCCACAAGACCCGAAGGCTGGCTCGACCTCCTATCTCGGCGCGCCTACCGGGCTGATGTATAACGATTGGGAATACCAGGGGAACTACATCATCAGCCGGACGGCTTATCCGATCGTCTACCGCTTCGTCGCCGACGTAGCCCTGGTCCCGACCTTCGACGACATGTTCTGCGAAGGACTTGGGGCGGCGATCGGCATGGCGACCTGCGAGCGGATTACGCAGAGCGACGCCAAAGTACAGATTGCGATGCGTGAATACGATCGCATAATGATACAAGCGAGGGCGATCAACGGTATTGAGGTAGGAGCAACAGAGCCAGCGGAAGATGATTTCATTACCACTAGATTGTGAGGTAGAATATGGCGCAGGGAAAGAAAGGAACGGGGCGCGGTGGAAAATATCAAGGTCCGCCATGTAAGAATGGCCATTCTGGCCTTCGTTATGTCAATGGCGGCGGCTGTGTCGAGTGTATGAAAATCACATCTCATAATATGTGGTTGAATGACCCTGCATTTCGTGAGCGAAAGCGTATCGCCGCTGTTAAAATCTATCCAACAACGCTGCGAAACAGAAATCTACTGCGTGATTACGGGATCAATTTAGAACAATTTGAGGAAATGATGGTTGCGCAGAATCATCGCTGCGCAATTTGCGGGGTTGATGGACGCAGAACGGGAAAAAAATTTCATGTGGATCACAACCATGACACTGGCGAAGTTCGCGGACTGCTTTGCCACAAGTGCAATGTGGCTATTGCATTGTGCAATGATAGCCCTGAACAGCTAGAGCAGGCCGCGGCCTATCTTCGTAAACACGGCCACGCAAAGCTGAAAGTGGCCTGATATGGGCGCGGGAACATCAGTCCAGACGGCTTTTTTCAGCGGTGAAATCTCGCCGTATGCCCAAGCTCGGTTCGACGATGCGCGCTATAAGAGCGCGCTGAATGTCTGTCTGAACGGCTTGCCGATCGAAACGGGCGCGTGGACAAGACGGCCGGGAACGCAGGAGTGCGGCTATTCCCGCCAGGGTGCGCCGTCGCGGATCATCGCCTTCGATCTCTCCGAAAACCAGCCCTATAACATGGAGTTCACGGACGGCTATATCCGTTTCTGGGATGGGCCAAACCTCGTCACTACCAATGACGACACGGCGGTCACGGCGATCTCGACCGCCAACCCGGCTGTAGTCACTCTGGCTTCCGCTGTGACCTGGGCGACGGGCGATACCGGGTTTTTCAAAAGTCTCGGGGTGAATAATCCCCTTCTCCAAGGCCGGCGATTTCTGCTGACCATGAACGATTCGACGCATGCCGCGCTTGCCGACGAAATTACCGGGGCCAACATCGACGGCTCGACGCTAGGAACTTTCGTCAGCGGCGTCATGTCGCATGTCCATGAGGTCGCAACGCCTTATTTCAACGGTTCCTGGGCGCCGAACATTCTTCACTCGGTTCAGGCCGAAGAACAGGCGGTGCTTTTGAACGGCACGCAGCCGCAGGTGTTGTCCGTCTCCGCCGAGCCGACTGCCTCGTCTTTCGCCCAATTCGAGCTGAACGCGGTCAATTTCCAGGACGGCCCCTATCTCGATCCGGTCAAGGGCGGAATCGTGGTCACGCCTGGAGGAACGTCGGGCAATATCACGCTCACGATCACTCCTCAGACCTACAGCGCCTCAGTCGCCTATGACTACGGCGATTATGTTCTGTCATCGAGCATCACCTATCAATCGCTGATTTCAGCCAATATCGGCAACACGCCAGCTTCAAGCCCTGGCGCGTGGGAGGTTGTGCAGCCAAACGCCTTTGCTGATGGCGGATTTACCGCGGCCGACATTGGCCGAATGATTCGCTTATTCTCAAAACCGGCCGATTGGAACAACAGCACGACTTACGCGACAGGCAACACCGTCACATACAACAGCGCCTATTGGGTGTCGCTGGTCAATTCCAACACCGGCAATACGCCAGGTTCGGATGCGACGCATTGGGGGCCGTCGCCTCAGTCCGCAGGTTGGTCGTGGGGCAAGCTGACCGGCTTCGCCACTCTGATAAGCCCGACGATCTCGGGCGTTGTTCACATCGGCAACATGACCGGTACGACCGCCGCTGGCAATATCCCCAGCTCATCTGGCGGCGTTGCAACGGCGTTCAACGGTTCGACCGTTCAAACCTTTGCAAATTCCGCCGCCAGCCCGACAGTCATTATGCTGAGCAAGGGAAAGATCGGAACGTACTCGGCCTGGATTGGTCAGAACTACAGCGGCGCCAGCGCGCAAACAATCCAATCGGCAGTGGTGTGGCCGACTTCCGATCAGGGATTTGCGGCGTTCTATCGCAAGTCTCAATATGAGACCTTCGTCAGCATTACGGCCTACTTACAGGCCAGCAACTCCGCGCCAAACTCTGGCGGGACGAACGGGACGATCCTTGGCTCGACGACGACCACAAATCCCTACGGGGCTATCGCCGTATCGTCGAACAGTTCGTCATCCTGGAATTATGTGTGGATGAGGATCGTCGTCACGGCGATCAACGAGGCTGGCGCCAACAATTACATTAGTCTCGGCATTGCGCAATTTCAGGCGTTTGGGCCGGCTGTGGGCGGCGGCCTGACGGCGACGATGGCGGTGTTGGGCGCTCCACTGCCGGGCACGACGCCAGTTGAAGTCTGGCAGCTCGGGGCCTTCTCAAGCGGCGTCGGCTGGCCGACCTGCGGCTCCTATCACGAAGGAAGAATCTGGCTGAACGATCCGCAGGGCAATGTAATCAACGGTTCGGTGTCGGACGGCGCAACCGATATGACGCAAGGGATCAGCTTCGCCCCGACCTCGGCGGACGGGACGGTGTCCGATTCCAACGGCGTCCGCTATGTGCTGAACGCGCCTGATGTTAGCACGATCTTCTGGTTCCAGCCTGACCTTCAGGGCATCATTGTCGGCACTCAGGGCGGCGAGTGGCTGGTCCAGGCCACGACCTTGAACGCGCCCCTGACTTCGACCAACATGCAGGCCCATCGCGTGACGCGTGTCGGCTGCGCCAATGTCCAGCCGCGGCGGACCGAACTGACGACGGTGTTCGTTCAGAAGCTCCAACGGAAGGTCATCGAGTATTTTGCCGATGTGTTCTCGGGTAAGTTCACCGCGCCGAACCTCAACGATTTCTCCAAGCATCTGACGATCAGCGGCATTGTTGAGCTGGCCTATCAACAGGAACTCATGCCGACGATCTGGGCTCGGCTCGGCAACGGCAATCTGATCGGCGCGGCCTATAAGCGGAAAACCCTGTTCTCAAGCCAGGGGCCGGAGTTCTGCGGCTGGCATCGCCATACTTTCGGGACCGGCAGATCGGTCCAGAGCATCACGGTTGGGCCTGACCAGACCGGCAATCTCGAAGCCTTGATGATGACGACGGAGGATTCTTCGGGGCTCTACCACGTCGAACTGATGACTGGCATGGCCGATGAATCGGTGACGCTACAAACCGCCTGGCATCTGGACGGGGCAATCATTCCGAGTTCGACGGTCGTCAACGCGCCGACGACGCAATATCCTTACGGAACCTTGACCCTGAATGGCCTGTGGCCACTGAACGGCGCGACGGCCACGGTATGGGCTGGCGGCCTGGACTGTGGGGATTATGCGGTGTCGAACGGCTCGCTGACGCTGCCCTTCGGCGATGGCGTAGGCTCAGGAACGGCTTACGGCGAGTTCACGCAAGCCCTTTACAATTCTGGCATTCAGATCATCGTCGGGTATAATTATGTCTCCGACGGCCAGCAATTGCCGCCGGTCGATCCTCGGGAGAGCGGTTCGCAGGTCGGCGTGGCGTTCGGCAAGATTCAGCGCGGGCAAAAGATTGCGGTGAAACTGGCGAATACCGGCGTCGGCGGCCAGAACGGCGGCATATTTTTTGGCGGCGACTTCACGCGGCTGCATCAGGCGAAGTTCATGTCGAATCGCGGCAACGGCACGGTTCCCGTAGACCAAAATACATTGTTCACCGGCATGTACTACGCCATCCTTGACGATGCTCACTCCCGCGAGATGATGACCTGCTGGCGGGTCAACCGGCCCTATCCGATGACGCTGACCGGGTTTGGCGAGTTCCTCCACACAAGCGATGAGTGATTTTTGATGTCGATGATCCCGGCCAGCAGTTCTTCTAGCGGCCTCTTCAAGGGCGGCTCGATCTTCGGCGGCATCAGCGATATCGGAGCCGCAGTCTCTGATCTCTTTTCCTCGATGGGCGATACCGAGGAAGCCAAGAGCTATGAAGAAGCGGCCAAACTTTCCTTCGAGGAAGCCAAATACACCGAACTGATGACTGGCGTTCAGCAGGTCCAGGAAACCCGCCAGATCACGCAGGCGTTGGGAAGCGAGGTCGCAGGCTACGCCGGCTCGGGTATGGCGATGAGCGGCACGGCCCTGAACGTGTTGCAATCGAGCGCCCAGCAGGGCGCTTTGGCCAAACAGGTCAGCGAGTTCAAAGGCCAGCAGGAAGCCTATGCCTACACCGAGCAGGGCAAGGCTTACGAGGATATGGCGGCCGCGGCGAAGATGGCGGCTTCAGGCGGGATTTTCGGTTCGATCGTCCAGGGCGTCGCCGCCATCGCCAACTTCGCCAGTTTGCTCTAGGGGATAGGTTGTGGCCCAAATCCGCCAATACGACGCGCCGATCGAAGATGTCCGCCCGAGCAACGCCGGGGCGGAAGCCTTCGCAATGGCCGGGCGTCGGATCGGCGCGTTCTATCACCAGACAGGCGAGGAGATTTCGGGGGCGGTCAAGGCTGCGGGCGATACCGTCGAACGCTTCGCCGCTCACGCCGAGATCACGCATGGGGCTTTGGGACTCGCGGGCATCCAGGCTGATCTCACACAGAAGTGGAACCAGACGGTCACCGATCCCAACGTTGATCCCAACGACCCGACGATCGCGGCGAAGTTCCAGCGCGACGTGGTCGAGCCGGCGCTGGACAAGTTTCAGAACGGTTTCGTCACCGACTACGGCAATCGCTGGGCGGAGAGCCGGGTCGACGAACTGAGGACGCATTTCTTCACCAAGACCGCGGCCGACATGTCGACGCTGGCTGGCGTCGCGGTCAGGACGAACATGGAGAAGATGGCGAACACCTGGTCCGCCACTTCCTACAACGATCCGTCCTCGGCGATTGACGCCATCAAATCCTTTGACGCCTCGATCGACGCGACGATCGCAACCTCCAACATGAATACCGAAGGCGTCGCGGCGGTGCGCGAGGCGGCGCAGAAAGCCAAGGAACAGATCGCTCAATCGGCTTTGTTCGGGCTGATCTCGAAAAACCCCAACGTCGATTACTCTAAATTCGCCAGCGACCCTGCGATTGCGCCTTATCTCAAGGGAACCGATCCCAAGCAAATCGCGCAGTACCAGCAGGGCCAGCAACGAATCGCCGCCGCTTATGATCGCCAGGCCCAAGCCGATCTGCGTCGCGAGCAGACCGAAAAGGCGGACGACGCCTTCAATAAGGCCGTCGGCAACAACATCACCTTTGACGATCAAGGCAACGCTAATTTCAACGCACAGTTTTTCAAGGACATCAAGGCGATTTCGATGATGCCCGGCGCCCCTCCCGGCCTGCTGCGCTCGGGGCTAGAACTCGGCGAGCACATGCAGCAGGAACAAGGCAAGGTGGTGGACGATCCCTTCACCGCCAAGGCGCTGATGAGCGGACTACTCGACAACGAATTGACCTTGGAAAGCCTGATGCAGGCCCGCAAAGAGGACAAGATCGGCGACGGCACGTTCAAGAATATCTACGGCATGATGCAGGACATGCGGAAGGACCCCTCGGAAACCCCGCAGTTCCGAACTTTCATGCAGGGCGCCGAGCAGTTGATTTCCCCGACTCTGCCGTTCGGCGGGGCACTGATGAAAGACCCCGACGCCACGGCGCGACTCAGCGATTACATCCAACGCATCATGCCGCAGCTCCTGAAACTCTCGCCCCAGGAGCGAGTGAAGGAGATGGATTTCTCCAACCCCAACTCTCTGGCGAATCAAGCGATGGCGCCTTACAAGCGCAGCCCAGCCGATCTGATGAAACACCTGCTGACGCTCTACGGCTCGCCGGGCGGAACGCCGGTTTCCGAGGTCAAGCCAGCTCAAGCCGATCGCTTCGTCAACGGGCTTAAGGTCCCCGCGCCTCTGATGGATAACAAGAATCTCCAATCCAACGGGACTTTGTTTCGCGATACCGTGACGGGCAAATATTATGACGCGGCGGGCCGGGAGTTTCAGAAGTGACCGATCAATGGTCGGCTGATCCGACGCCGCCGAAGACCGCAGGGGTGTGGTCGAGTGACCCAACCCCGCCGCAGGATACGAGCGGAACATGGTTAGGCGATCCGACCGCCAAGCCCAAAACGACGCTGGGCGCCCTGGGCGGCGTCAGCGATCTGACCAGCGCCGTCGCCAATCAGGTTCTAGGGCATGTCCTGGACGCGTTCGGCGTTGGGGCGCAGGCGTTTAACGAGGCGGAATTTGGCAGCGGCCCGCTCGGGCTCCCCGAAAGCGTCAAGGCCCGCGTTCGCCAGACCTACGAAGGCAAACCCGAAGGGCCTCTCACAGAGATCGACAAGGCGTTCTATGAGGCCGTGGTGTTCCCCGCTGCGGCCGGGCTCGATTTCCATCTGCGCGCCCCTGCGGCGCTTTATACCGCAGCGCAGCAAACCTTGATGGCGATGGGGGTCCATCGGGATTTTGTTTCGATCCCCGACGCCTTCATGGGCTCGCCGTTTGAGTTTCACCCCGCCCCGCCCCGAGAGAGCGCAATCCCCAGCGAGATCAAGCCGATCGGCGATCAGCCTCCGGCCATTCCCCGCTCGGCGATGGCGGCGACGGGCGAGCCCTTGGTCGATTCGATCCTGCGCAGTTCGGTCACAACCAACGCCATCGATCATCCTCTCGTCGATCGCTCGCACACGGTTCCTTACACAGCCGGCGGCTCGACGCCGCTCGCCGATCCCACGGTCTACATAGATCACAGATTTCCTAGAGAGATCGAAGCGCCGCGTATCTCAGACCCGTCGCAGACCGTCACGTTCGATCCGGCTGAGCCGTTCGTCATCCATGAGAACGTCGAGCAGCACACGATGGAAGCCCTGATCAAGGGCGGCATGGACGAGAAGTCAGCCTATCGCGTCGCCCATTACGAATTCGCCGAGAAGGCCGAGGGCGCGTGGTACAGAGCCAACGACATCGACCAGGACGCGGCGGAGAAGATTTACGAGCCGATCCTCGACCGCATCCAAAACGCGCCCGACGACAATCCGCCTGAGAACCTGTACGAAAAACCCTACCCTCACGACAATGACCACTTCGCCAAAGGCCCGGATGCGATCGACACGCGCCCGACGCCAGAGGAAATCGAACAGGCCAGGAAGATTCTTGGTGGCGATGACAGCGCGCCTCGCGTCACCGGGGGCATCGCCGATCGGATCAATCTCGCAATTGCGAAAGACCTGGGACTGATCGGCCCGGACAAGCCGTCGATTGATTTGGGCAAACCCGAGGATGCAGCGCGCGCGGCGATTCAGCCGATGACCGCCGAGCATGGCTCGCCCTATTCCTATGACGTGATTACCGACGCTGTGGGCCGCGTGTTGAAACCCGGCGAGCGGGTCGAGGGTGACACTTATGGCGTCCGCGTCCACGGCGTGCGGCCGGAAAACTTGGAGAATATCAACGATCTCGACCCCAACGATGTAGAAATCACACATAAAAACGGCGATCCTGTAGAGCAACCGCGCACTGTCGCGGCGCAAGCCCAGAAGGGCGAGAGCATTTCCGAGCCGGCGAGCCCGGAGAAGACGGCGTGGCGCAGGCGATACGAGCGCAGCATTTCCAAGCTGACAACTTCCGATGACGTGAAAGCGATCATCAACGACGCCGTACCGCCTGACGAGTACGCGAAGGCAAGGGCGGGGACAATCCCACTGATGCACGTCGAGCCGCTGGCGGACGCCTTCGGCCTGTCGCCCGAGGAAGTCGTGAAGGGCCTCGGCGCGCTCAGCGAGAAACTTGAAAATGAGCAGAAGGTTCGCCGCGCCTATCAGTTGATGATGGACCTCGGCAACAAGGTCCGCGACGCCGCGCAGGCTGTGCGCGACAAAGGCGGGACCAACGATTTCGATGAATTGAAGGCGCTCGAAATCGCCAAGATGCAGCACTCAATCGCCTTTGATTCGATCCTTGAGCGCGTCGTCGGCCTGCGAGCCGAGTGGGGCCGCACGGGCAATGTGATCCAAGAGTTCATGGAGAGCGTCAAGAACGAGAAGCAGCTCAACGAGTTCATGACGACGAAGAAGGGCGAGGACGCCCCGACTGCCGACGATTTGCGCGACCTCGCCAATAAGGTCGCCAACTCCAACGATCCCGCCGCGCCGGCCCGTATTCTCAGAGAAGCGCGCAAATATACGACGGCGGACAAATTGTATTATCCGTGGGTCAATGGTCTTATTTCCGGTCTGATTACCCACACGAAGTATGTCGGCGTCAACGATACGTTCATGGCGTATGAAAAACTTGTCATCAACCCGATTGCATCGGCGATTGGCAAAGTTGCATCTTTGACCGATAGGGATATCGAGCGTCTATATGTAAGTGAGGCGATGGCGACGACGGTCGGACTTTATAAGGGCTTTGGCAATGCGATGATTTCCGCCGCCAAGGCGTTCCGCGATAACATGCCGACGCCATTGCCGGGCGAAGAAGCCGTGCAGGCGTGGCGCCGAGCAGCGGAAAAAGAAGACCCGAGCGGCAAATACGCCGCCTCGGTTGGACGTGCGGTTGAGGCCGCGATCAAGGCAAAAAAAACAAACACCGAGGGAGGCGCGGTAAACGTCTACACGGGCGGTCGTGGCAACCCCTATTCGTCGAAGATCGGCCACGCGATTGGTGAAGTGATCGGCGTGCCGGCCCGCAGCGCCTCGTTCATCCATACCCTGACCCGCCACATGGCCTTCTACATGGCCCGCGAGGAGCAGGCTTATCGGCGCGCCATGACCGAAGGCGCGAAGCCTTGGACGCAGGATTTTTGGCAGCGCGAGGCCGCTGCGCTCGCCAGTCCGACCGAAAAGGAAATGGACAAGGCGGTTTCGAGCGCCGACTATTTCAATTTCACCAGCCCGCTCGGCGAAGTCGGCGAACGGGTGTCGAAGACGATCCTTCAAACGCCGGGCGGACGATGGATATTCCCGTTTCGCCTCATTCCGACCAATCTGTTCAAGGCCGCGAATTCGTTGTTGCCGACCTCGGCGGCCGGCGTCTTTTTCAAAGGCTCGGAAATCGGCGCGCGATTGCGTGGCGAGATGGGGCCGATCGAGCAGCACAAACAATTGGCGCGTCTGGTCGTCGCCTCCGGGCTTGGCGCGTGGACGGCTCAGGGCGTGCTGAGCGATACGATCGCCGATAGCGGGCCTCCTGACCCGGAAGATAGAAAGGTTTGGGCTCATACGCACCCGATTCCAAAATCAATCCGCCTTGGGGATTATTGGTACAGCCTTAATCGGCTTGGCCCGATCGGCGATGCGATTGCCGCGATGGCGGATATGGTCGCTGCGGGCCGGCATTTTTCAGAAGGCGAGTACGCAAACGGAATTGCCAAAGCCGTTCAATCGCTTTCGAGTTGGGTTGAAGATAGCGTTGGAATGACGACGCTAGCCGACGTAATAGAAATCGGCAAGAACTACAAAGAAAACGCTTGGAAGATTCCGTCAATATTCGGAACCGCTGCCCCATTTTCTTCTGCGTTTCGGCAAACGGCGGCGTCGCTTGATCGCTACGCGCGGGAAACGCGCAACATTATTGACGGGTTCAGATCACACATTCCCGGCAATGCGTGGGGCTGGGGACGGGAAAGCCTGCCGATCAGGATCGACTACCGCGGGCGGGCAATCGCCAACCCGATGTATTACAAATCCGGCGGCGCGGGCATCATCGGGTCCGCTCCGGTCACTACCGACCCGATTGATATCGAGCTGCAACGGCTTAACATTGGACCGGCCGACCTTGCACAGAACATTAAGGGACAGAAGCTAAATTCGCAATTGTACTATGAATATCAAACGCTTGCTGGCGTGCGCACGAACATGGCGCTTCAAAGCCTTATGAGCAATGAAGATTGGTACAAAATGCCCGATTTTATTCGCAAGGAATGGATTGAAGGAACGATCAGAACTGCACGCTATGGCTCCGGCCAAGGGCGCGCGCGTATCGCTGGCGCGGAGGATGCGATGTTGGCTCGGCACCCTGAGTTGTTTCAACAAGCGATTCAGGATAAAGTCGATCAACTGACGGGGGCTAAGCCGGTCAAATGAAGAAAGTTCTAGCCGCTTCCTTCGTGATGGGCTTGCTGGCGACCACCAGCGCCTTCGCTCAGTACGTTCCCTATTACCCGCAGACCTTGCCGGCCAGCACCGTCATCGGCCGCCTGCCGGGCAGCGCCGGACCAAGCGAGGCCATCCCGTTTTCGACGTTTTTCGCCTATGGGTTGCTTGTCCCCGGCACGCAACAGATTTCGCCGACCACCAACGGTGGCCTGCTGTGGGACAACGACGGCTTTCTTGCCGACTCGCTCGTCCCATTGCAAATCGCTCTGCCTGTAACTTCAAATCTTTACAAGGGAACCGGCAACGCTGGCGTAGCGCAAGCGGCGACGCCGGGAACAGATTATGTCACCCCGAGCGGCCAAACGACCGCACTTGCGACTGCGTTGCCCTCAACCTCGGCCCTTTATAAGGGAACGGGTGGCGCAGGCATCGCTCAAGCCGCAACGGTCGGGACGGATTATGCGGCTCCTGGGACGGCGCAGAACTGGACAGCAACGCAGACCTTTTCCGAAGTCATCGGAACCGTCACGCCTCAGTCGGGAACGACTTACACATTTGCTGCGACCGACTGCGGAACTGAAGTCGTCTTTTCCAACGGCTCGGCCGTCACGGCGACGATCCCCGCCACGCTTCCCGCCGGCTGCAACATCGCCATCCTTCAGGCCGGGGCCGGCAAGGTGTCGGTCAACGGCTCGGCCGTCACCCCAGCTACGCTGCACAGTGCGCATTCCTATACCGGCACTTACGCGCAGTGGTCGATTATCGGGATCAACATTGAGACCAATTCTGGCGGCTCGTCGGCCATCGCTGTTCTGACGGGCGATGGCGCATGAAGCGATTTCTCAACCTAGCCGCTTTCATCGGATCGCTGATTCTTTCAGCGCCTTTGCTCGCCCAGGTCGGACAAATCCCAGGCTGGCCGCCGATCGCCGTCGTCGGCTGTGTCGATACGACAATTCACATTATTACTGCGACCGGAACCGGCAACGCAACGACGCCGGCCGGCTGCGGCCATGTCCTTGTGTTTGCGCGCGGTCCAGGCGCCTCCGGTGCAACCAATACAGGTGGTAATGGACCTGGCGGCGGTGGCGGTGGCGCATACGCTTCCACCAGCGCGCTTGTCGTTACGCCGTCAAGCACGGTCATTTATTGGAACAACTACGGCGGGGGCGCCTCGGTCACAAACACCACGACGGCGGGCAACGACGGTCTCGGCGCGAGTTGGGTCAATGTCGGATCAAATACAGCGCCAGTCAGCAGTTCAACCGGAGCCCTGGCCGATTATGGTCGGCACGGCGGTACCACAACGGCCGGCGTCGCGGGATCGACTGCAAACAGCATCGGCGGAACTCTGCATAATGGCGGCGCAGGGGCGCGCTATACGACGGGCGGCGGCGCAGCTTATCAGTCTGGTGGCGGCGGCGGCGGCGGCGATTCTGGAGACGGCGGAACGGCGCCCGGAAGTGGCGGTGGCGGCGGCGCGGGCGGCACGAATGGCGGCGGCGCGGGCGGTGGCGGCGGCAACTCGACGACATGCGCCGTAGCCGGAACTCAACCTGGCGGCGGCGGCGGTGCGGCGCAGAACACCGACGCCTGTTCCGGCAAGGGCGGCGATGGCGAAGTCGGCTATCAGTTCTCCGCCGTCCTCGATTTGCCCCCGGCCAATGATAACGCCTTTTCATTCAGTGAGGCGGCGTGATGTTGCGCGCCATTCTCGCAGCCTTCGCAGTCCTGGGCTGTCTTTGCCTATCCTTCCCTTCTGAGGCTAGCGGGCGAGCCGGGCCGCCAGCCGTAGACCTGTATGCGCCGGCCTGGAATCATGGCGCGGTGGCGGTAGGGGCGCGCTACGCCTGGGCGTCGGGCTCCGATCTCGTCAACGAAGCAGAGCGGTATCTCGGCTCGGGCAAGTTCACTGGACACCCCGGCGCATGGTGCGCGGACGCCGTATCGGCATGGCTGCGCGCGACCGGTCGCCCGCCGCTCGCCAATCGCATGGCGGCCTCGGCCCTCTCCTACGGCCCGCGCGGCTGGGGCGCTCCTGGCGAGCTCGTCGTCATGGCGACGCGCCGCGGCTACGCGGGTCACGTCGGGATTGTCGAATCGATCAACGCGGACGGGTCAATTACCATCATCAGCGGCAATTGGTCGCACCGGGTAGCGCGCGGCGTGATCTCGCGGAGGCAAGTGACGGCGTTCATCCGGACGTAAGTCCATGACCCTGATGGATTGGCTTCTACTCGCGGTTGTTGTATTGCTTTGCTACAGCCTCGCAGTCAGGATGTGAGCCAATGACCGCCTCAAATTTCCTCGCCTGCTTCAACGAAACCGAGAGTTTCGAGGGCGGCTACGTCGATAACCCGCATGACCCCGGCGGGGCGACGCTCAAGGGCGTGACGCAAGGCGTCTATTCGGCTTGGCTCGTCCATCAGGGCAGATCAGACGCCCCGGTCAGAAGCGCCTCGGACGAGGAAATCCAGGCCATCTATCGCGTGCAGTATTGGGACGCGGTCAGGGGCGACGATCTCTACGACGGGCTCGACCTTGTCATGGTCGATTACGGATGGGGGTCAGGGCCGGTCACGGCGATCAAAGCCCTTCAGCGCCAGCTCGGCGTAGCGGTCGACGGTCAGTTCGGCTTGCAGACCTTGGCCGCAGTCAAGGGCCTCGAAAATTCGGCAAGCCTCATCAACATGCTGTGCGCGGCGAGGAAGTCCTTTTTCCAGTCGCTTTCGACGTGGCGATATTTCGGAACCGGCTGGACGCGGCGGCTAGACGGCATTCATGCCAAAGCCTTGGAGATGAACGCGGCGGCGCGAGCCAAGCTCGGCCAATCCGCATAAGGAGAAACGCATATGGACGCGCAGACCAAAAGCATCGTGTCGAGCATCGTTTTGATGCTTGCGACCTCGGCGGCGACTTGGCTCGCCTCGCATGGGCTTATTCCGAGCGGAGACGTGGCCTCGATCGCCAATGACATCGTGTTCTGCGTCTTCGCTTTGGGCTCGCTTGCCCTGCTTTGGTACAAGAAGCAGCAGCACACACCGGCGGCGCAGATCGCGGCGGTGAACGCTGCCGATAACGGCGTGAAGGTCGTCGCGGCAAGCGTCCCGGCGGCGATCGTGAACGCCCCCCTGAAATAAGGACATCAGCGATGAGAATCCTCTCTCTGGCCGCAGCAAAGACCACCGGCGGCCTACTGATCGGACTCGGAACGTTCGCCGCGCTGGCGCTCTGTGTACCCGGGCCAGCGCAGGCGCAGCAAGTCAATTTTTTGCAGGCGCTCACGCCACTTCAGAAATGGGTGGCCGAGGACTACCCGAACGCGCTGGCGGTGACTGGCGCCTACGCCGATCTCCCCGACCAGACGCTCGCCGCGTGCCTGCCCGACTTCAAGCCGGTGACGAATATCCTGCACGATCACCCGCTGCCCTTCACCCTGCACCCGCTGACCGACCTGGCCTATGCCCGCCAGGTGATCGCGCGCTTCAACGCCGCTTGTCACAACCCCGCGTGCGCCCAGGTTTTCCAGGACATGCAGAACGCGGCGAAGCTGCCCTTCAACTTCTCGTCGATCTGCCACCTCGTCCCGATCGTCGACATGGTCTACCCAGCGCCGACTCCGGTCGCCGCGCCGACGCCCAAGCCGACCGCCTCGGCCACGCCTACGTCAACGCCGACCCCGACTCCTTCCGCCACGACGCCATGACAGGAGATAGATCATGATCTGGTTTTGGGTCTTTTGGGTTCTCTTCATCGCCGTCAGCTTCGCCGTCGCCGAGGGGTATGCGATCAAGACTGGGCGCGTCACACTGAGCGCGACGGTCTGGAAGATCACTCGCGCGTGGCCTCTTCTGCCATTCGTCGCCGGGCTTCTTGCGGGTGGTCTGGCGGTTCATTTCTGGTGGATCGGCATGGGCTGCCCGGGGAGTTTCTAAACCTCTGCGCCAGAGCAAGGCGCGATAGACGACAGGCTGGGCTTGAAAATGACAATGCCGGACGCGATGGCGAAGCTGGTTGAAGGCAAGGTCTGGCGCGTTCTAGGCGGCCTACTCGCCACGGCCGCGATCACCATCGGCGGCGTCCTCGGATCGGCGCTGCTCACGGAAATAAAGAGCGTTCACGACAGCATCTCCGGACTGGAAAGGGGCGTCGCCAGCGCCGGCGCGGAGCTTATCGAGATCGAGAACGCACAGAAAGACTCCCACGCCGCGATCGACACCATCCTCAAGATCCAGCGCGAGGATGAAGGAAAGCTGAGTGACGCGCTGGTCCGCGAGGCGGCTACAGAAGCGGCGGTCAAGGCCGCCCAGAGCGACATCCAGCGGCTCGACGCCGAGCGGGCAAGGCCCGGCGGCCATCCGTAGTCAACCCTATAGGCCAACCGCATCGGCGCGCTGCGATCGGCGGTGTCGGGCTGAGAGACGGTGGCGGGAGAGCGCATGGGATTAGACAGCCTCGCAGATCATTTCGTTGGCAACACGCCCAAGAGGATCAACGTGGCAAGGCTCGCAATCGGGGCAATCCTCGTCGAGCGGCTTGCCGGTCGCAGCGTGCTTGGCGCAAAGGCCGCACCAGCAGGCGAGGTTTCGGCCGCGAAGATCATCGAGATTACGGCCGCCGTTCCATCTCCGGCCCAGCGGAAGATTCGCTGCGAAGGCGTCGACTGCGTCTTGCGCATCGGCGATAAAGACAGTTCCGACGCGATAGGGGTTCCCCCATTTCCCCGGTCGCGCGCAGTTGACCGCCTCCAGCCCGTTGACCTCGCGCGACCAAGCCTGAAGATCGAAGCCTTTGCGGCGGGAAAGCTGCAGGCGGACGGGGCGAACGTCGCTCATGACCCTTCCCTCCCGCTAGCGATAGGAGAGGAGGGGCGGCCGGCCAACGGGTTCTTGCGCGGGCACAATGGGTTTTTGCAGTATGGCGTAGCGTCACCGGGGCAGATGCAACCCATGACCGGAGACAAAATCGGAGGCTGCGGATAGCTGTGCTGGCCGCCTAGCGGGACTGGCGGAAACCAGCACATCTGTCCCTGCGGGCCGCGATGCGCGCAGCCGGCAGACGTTTGGCATTCAGGCAAAGAACAGGTCATGTGGGCTCCTTCTCAGTCTGGCGCGCGGAGGTCGCGGGTGCAGACAGTCATTTGTTGAACTCAACCGGTGTGAGCGCCAGCGGGAACGGAGCGACAATAACCCGTGGCTCGACATAGACAGGCTTGTCTTTCTTGGTCGTCGGGTCGAGACAGAATACCCAAGTTCCTTCGGCTGACGACGGCGAGAACAGCCCGTTGGGATCAGCTTGCGGAATCACCGAAATTCCTTCGGCCCCGTGCGTCACAATTTTATCCGGATTTGTGAACTGCGTTGAGTAAGGAAGCCCATAGCCGACCGAGTCGCAAAGCTTGAACATCTGCCCGGTGTTCTGTGCCATTACATAAGTCGTCGTAGCAATCGTGCGGTCGCGAGCCTCAATGACGGACTTCATCATCCGCTTTTCTTGGAAGTTTGTGATAGCCGGCATACCAACTTCCTGCACGGCTTCATTTGCGAGCACTTCCTGCTGTTGGTTCATCTTCTGGTCTGATGTGGGGATGGGCTGATCGCATGAGTCGGCGCTAACCAGAACGCCGGCGATGACGAGCCCGAGAGCGTAAATCGTCTTCATTTCGTCTCTCCCATCAATTCGTTGCGGAACGCGATGACCTCAGGTGACATGGCGCTCTCTGGAAGGCCGGCGATACGCTGCAACGCAATTGAACGTATCGCAGCCTTGCGATCGCCGGTCGCGTCGAGCCAATCCATGCGAAGGTTCTGGATGTCGCGGCGCTGACCCTCGACGTAGGCTTGCGATTGTTCGAATGTGTTGCGACGAACCTGTTCATACTTTGGCAAGAAGAACGCGAATTGCGTATATCCAAAGTAGTTTAGGCCGAAACCGATGACGCACAAGCTGGCCAAGCCTAGAGCAGCAGCGAATAGAAAACGTGGGAGTGTCCAGAAATAATCGCGCTCAATTTCGCGATAGTCGTCTCTGTACTGCTTCATAACTGTCTCCTAGATGTTAGTGGTGATCGTCTTCCCCATCGCCTGTCCGGCGACGAGGATGGCGGCGAGGGTGAGGGGGAGGCGGGTCATGAGGTTAGTCTCCGTTTTCGGGCCACTGTTTCCGGGCGGCTCGTAATACATCAAGACCGCGAACAAGAAATATTGCAAAGACACCACCCCACAAATACTCGCTCATGAACGGTTTACCTTCGGTCAGGTGCATAAGCCCGTCACAAAGCAAGACTATAGGCGGAGCGATCAGCATCTCTGCAATCCGGAAACGAAGCCTAGTGATCCGCATCCGCTTTTCCTCCCTCTTTCAGCGTCGCCGCGATCTCGTCGCGCAGGGCGCGGGCGCGGCGGAAATCAGCAACGTACACATGAACCACGGTTACTGCTGTTTCAGATGTTGGATAGCTACCTAATACAATCGTGGTGCCGTTGTCCGTAGGTGATTGCAGCTTCTTCATGACAGCGCGGTCAAACTCGTCAACTCGCACACAAAGTGAATATGCATCATAAGCTTTGTGGGCCTCTGCGAACGGCTCCAGCCCCTCCCCCGCCCGCTGTAGGAGGGCGCGGGTTGCAGCCAATTCGGTGCGGAGAGTGGCGATGGTGGCGTCGGCCTTTGCGATTCGTTCATCGCAGTGTTCGGCCATCGCTCTTGCCGCGGCGTCGGCGAGCTTGGCATCTGTGCGCGCGTTTGCGACAGACATAAATTGTTTCAAAATGTCGGCCATTCTCTCATCCTTTCCTGATGGCGGCGGGGAGGGGAGAGGACGCCAGTGGGTTGGCGACACTGGACCGATCGGGTCGCCGCCGTAGCTCGACCAATACCAGCCTTCGGGTCTGTAATAGTTCAGCATGGGGGTCCTCGTGAA